CAGATAAAAATGAACATGCCGAAGATAATCATCCATTCATTACTCATGACTCTATTCCTTTTGGTAGTGGTCTTATTGTTATTTATATTCAGATACTGTGGTGAAGTGTAGATTCGGTATCTTATGGTTCTTATCAAAGAACGCATCGTCAGCCATTACCATAGTGAATGATACAGATGGGTGTTGATTGAGGAACCACGAGAAGTATAATCCACGCCACTGATTACCTGCTCCATCACATCGAGTCTCTGGTCCATAATTAGACGTTCCATCATACATATTGTCGGTAGAGTTAGATAGGAAGTCGAAGCCAATGCAGGTTAGGTCATTATGACCACGTTTGATAGCTTCATCCATTGCTATCATCCCCGCATTGTTTCTTGCCCTTCTACCTACAACAGCGCCATACTCATGTGGCTCATATCGCTCTTCTTCAGGTGGAATGATCAGGGTGCTATGAGTACAGTCGCAGTTCTCATTTAGTTCCTTAATCATCCCATCATCCATAGCCACAATATAATCGATCTTAGAGTGATCACGGTAAATAGCATTACAACCGAACGTGGTCATGCCTGTCACGTTGTCTATGTCAATAGACCTGCGACTTGGACCATTACCGATTATGAGTGCTTTCTTTACTTTCCTCATATAGGTCATCCCATTCTTCATTCACAGTGGCGTGATCAATCTTCGCCTTTACATTATGCCTTGACTCATTTTTGAGTCGCTTCTTACGGATGTTTTCTTCAGTGTAATGCTTAAAGCTAGAAACTTTCTTCTTACTATTTTTCATCTGGCCAATCTTTTGTTAGGTTAGGGAATGCTTCTGCTACAAGATTACGAGTCAATCCTTTATATAACAATTTACCATTCTTCATCATGAGCAGAACTTTAGCATCGCGATGATCCACGTTCTCTAGCAACTCAATAAACAGACTTTCTCTTCGCAGAGACTTTAGGTTAGCCTGAGTTGGGTTTAATGGACCTGGACCATTGGCGAATAGGTACAATTTGCGCACCTCTTGAGCAAGGCGTGTCTCTTGATCAGCTGCCTCGTCAAGCGGTTTGTATGGGGGATCGGATTTAGGCAACTGCCATACTACCCTTGGGTCATATGCGTAACCCAAGATAGCTTTAAGAGCTGGACTACTGTATTCTTGTAGGATATCGATCTTATCCTTTTTGATAGGTGCGTTACTTACTTTTTCAAATACTTCATGAAATGTATTATGCTTCATTACTTTCCTCACGTAGATGCGTTATCACATCAGCTTCAGTTTCAATCACCACCCTTGCGCCACACGCTAGGATTGGCTTGTCAGTTTCAGAGTATCTTACGACCGATGGTCCAAGAATCTCCACGTCATGACAGTATTTATTCGTTCTGCCAGATTTAACTGTGATAACAGGTTCATCCGTTCCATGCTTTAAATTAGCACGGATCTTATGCTGATTTACATGAATATACGTCTTAGCCATAGTTCTTACCCGAAAAGCCAGTCAAATAGCATATAACCACCAAAGCCGATACCGAAATACATAACAAACACCCCCAGAGTGCCCATCGGGTCTTCCTTAATAATGTACAGCTCGGTCATAATTGATTCAATAAAACGTCTCATCTAAAAGTCTCCAATATATTCAACAAGGTTCTTAAGTTTATTCTTAATAAAGTAATTCAACAGACCACGCTTCTCTGGCACTTCATACGAGTCAAACTCAGCATTAATCTGATTAACGATATCAGTAGGAACGCAGTCAAGATCGACTAGTTGCTCATTCCTACGATAGTTGCGTAGCATCATCTCATTACAGAACTGTTCAGGCTCTTGGTCAATCCATATGTCGAGCTTCTTAGTTTGTAATGGCTTTTGACGTTCGTTAGCTACAATACAACCATCAGGCGATAGGAAGTTAGGAATACCATCACCTCGATCGCCACGCATAATATGCTCACGAAGGAAACGCCTCGGATCTTTAATGGTAATGGTCTTCTTAGTGATAGGGCTGAACTGGTCGACATTAGTGTATTTCTGTAACTGACCAAAGTCTTTATCGCCTGATAGGATTAGGATACGCTCGGATGAATCATTATTCAACCACACACCGAACCGCTGAGTCAGTACACCGATAATGTCATCGGCTTCCGCATGCTCAACCTGAATCACTCGATATGGGAAGAACTCTTTCAGCTCTTCACGTATCTTATTCAGGGAGTTGAATACCATGCTCCAATCAATGGTAGACTTCTCGCGATCCTGCTTACGATGCGCTTTATAATATGGGAATACACCCTTGCGCCAATAGTCACGGTCATCGCAGCATATGACCATCTCGCCATACTTAGCACCGAACTTGGTCTTGTAACTTCTGATACTATTGAGTACCATATGTCTAGCCAAATCCTCACTAAACTGCTCATTACTCATGGCAAGTTGCTTCATCATATTAGCAATCATCACCTGATTAAGATCTAGTAAAATCATTTCTATTTACTCATAATTAATTGATATACTAGTATAGCATATCTTTATCAAAAAGTCAACTTTCTGGGTCTTCATCTTCAATCAGAGCCTTAGCCAACTCGTCAGTATCAACGAATGCTTCTGGTGGTAAATTCTCGATGATAGGGTCGTCGCCCATAAGTCCATCAATGTTCCACTTGCCGTTGATCATATCAGTTTCTTCATCATACTCAACTTCTATGAGGGTATCAGCAACTCCTTGTACGAAGTGAGTAAACCCTCTCGCTCTCATGATGAGGGAACGTAACGCCTCAGACATGAATATAAAGTCAGTCGAGAACTCAACGCTTTCGTCAGCTATGTCAAATTCAATCAAGTCATCCATAATACTGTCACAGAATCCCCGAATCTCTTCCTCAACATTCTCTAATTCTGCATCATGCTCAGCCTGCATTCCCTCTACATAATCCTTCCCGCCTGCTTCTTCAACTCGTTTCTTAAGCAAGCGGTCACGGATATCTACTATATCACCCAAAGAAGTTCTCCAAGTCGTTAGATTGAGTCTTAACCTCACGCTCTTCAGGAGGAGTCCAATCATTTGGCTTACCGCCCTTTTCCTCTGGGTATCCATAAATGTAACCCAGATCCATATAAAACGTTCCGTAGCATCGTTTGGGCTCACCATTAGCATCATATGCCATAGTAGTACAGATGCGGTTCATTCGATGCTCACCGTACTCACCATAGAACATATCAGTCCAAGTGCTACTCTCAAGGTACGATTGCATCATTCGAGCATAGTTTTCAGCACGAATGCGCTTAATAGTAGCACCCTTAACTCCGGCACGCTCTTGCTTACGTTCCTCAGCAGCAATCTCACGTTGAGTCTTAATCCACGCCTTAACTCTTTCCATGCGCAGAGGATGTTCATCGTCAAGTGCGAGAACGTCAGGGTGGATATTCTTATATTGGGGTGGGTTTTCTTTCAACCGCTTCTCCCGAGCGATACGAAGGCGCTCAGATGCTGCAGCCTTCTGCTCGGGTGACATAGGTTTCCGTGCCTTACGCACTTTCTTCCTTACATACTTCTCTGGTTCTTTAGCCATAGTAAAAGTCTCACTTATTTGAATATACAGCTAGTATACCCGATTATAACATAAAAGTAAAGCATTATATCTATTCAGCAGCAATTGATTTAAAGAAATTAATCCACTGCTGTTTTCTAATACCCCAAGCATATTGCGTATCAATCACTTGTTTCGCTGCAGATAGCTTAGATTGAGTGAAATCTAAACTCAGAGTTTTGATACTATAGTCTAATGCTGAAGCGAATGCGTTCAAATGATTTTGCGCATTCTCGTCATATTGGTATTCTGTAGCAAACCCAGCAGTAGTTTCTGGCAGAGCCTCAAAGTTAGGACAGACAACGTCACATTTAGCGCTCATAGCTTCTATTGCTGCTATACACGAAGTCTCTGGCCAAATATTAGGATAAGCAAAGATATGCGCTTTCTTTAGCGCTTCTCTTACGACTTCATTAGGTTGATACCCATGATATGTGGCTCTCGGGTGATCATTTAGTCTGTCAAACAGTCCTGCATATTGTTCATCACGGGCATCCCAACCATATATCTTAAATGACGAATACACATCTAGATGTATATGCGGGTGTGCATCAGCCAAGTATTCAAACGCAGGAACCAGTAACTCAAGACCACGATGTGGAGTTGTGTGGTAGATTAGGTTTATTTTGTCGTTCGGCTTTTCTTCAGTCAATTCAATCGGATCAATGGCATTCTTCATTACCATAGATTCGCCATATGGGACGTTTAAACCCAGATGAAACGATTGTAGCTGTTGGTTACTGACAAATACAATCTTATCAAACCTTTTACGATCTTCCTCGATCTTGAGATGACCGCATTCAGGGTCTCGCCATGTATCATGAACAACATATATGTTCTTTTTATCAGGGTCAACCTCTCGAACACGTGAATGGATGATATTAATCTTATCTTCACACCCAGATTCTACTAATGCTTCATGTATTCGATCAGCCATCATTTCAGTACCGCCCTTTGACTTGGCATATGTACCGTTAGGATTCATACCAGGAGTTGGTGGAGGGGCAATAGCAGGGTCGTCAACAGGAACTTCTGTAACACCCCCCAACCCGACCTCGGCAAGTTCTTCTTCGCTCAATGGTTTGCCGTCTGGGTCAGTAAACGTAGCTGTCCAACCTTCTTCTTCGCTCATTATAAACCTACCTTCACCAAATAATTTCTGATCTTATGCTTCAGTTTGTTTGGCGTATTATCTTTCTCTAACGCCTCTTTTAACTCTTCGACTGGCGTAGTGTGCATGTAATGGTGCTGCATACGCCCATCTTTCTTTCTTGAACTTTCTTTAAATTTAATTGGCATTAGTCATCCTTCCTATTCATCCATTGATCGATTTCAGTACCGATTAGGGCAGCACTCACAACTAGCTGAACAGGATCGAATAATACGATACCAGTAACCAGACCAAACAAACCAATCGTTAAACCTGTGCCAATAGCAGCACGTGACTTCATAAATTTACTTAACATATCTACCTCTTCAAATACTTATCAATGTTTTGTTTTAGTTCTTTAGTGTCTACCGAGAACCTTTCTTTGTTTTTAAAGATAAACCACTCATCATCAACTGAGCTGAGTGAGATCTTCACGTTAGGATACACCAAGTATATCCCGTCAAACTTTTCCTTTGGCTTCTTACTAAAGTCCTCGAGTAATATCCTATACAGATCACGCATAGTATGAGGAGTACGCTTCATAACCTTATTCGCCATCAACAGCCTCTACAATATCAGGGAAATGCGTCTTAATAATTTCCCAGCACTGATCAGCTACGACCATATGCTCTTTTTGAGTACCATTCGCCCTACGAAGGTCGCAGTAATGAATCCAGGAACGCAGAGAACCAGCCATATATAGTGTGGTTTCCGTGTTGCCCTCTGGAAGTACAGCTCGAGCCTGTTCCTTAGCAATCCCACGACTCAATGCCCATCGATACGCATCTAACGCAGAAGCGGTTGCTTTCGCTTGTTTCATTTGCCACATCTCAGCCAGAGCTTTATCGTCAGTCACTACTGAGTTCTGTCGATTCTTAGTATCTTGTAACCTCGCCTCTCGATTGACGAATGACTCGCTCTCAGCATATCGCTGACTGAACTCTTGAAATGAGAATGACCGATGACGAACTATCTGACGACTGATATCACGTGTCGTTGTAATCTCAAGGGTCATATGAACCATCTCAAGCGGTGACCAATGATTCTCTTTAATCAAGTATCGAACTAGTTTACCAGCAGTTTGCTTATTGCCTTGGTTAGTAGGATTACTCACCCTAGCAGCATATGCGATTAGTTCTTCAGCTGTGTGGCATCCAGTCTCTGCGCTGGGCTTACTTAGCGCAATTAATTTAACTTTGCTCATATTCTTCCTTTATCTCTCTCAATTCAAGTTCTAAGCGCATGGCTCGTTTAAATGCTGGTCTAACATTATCTACAGTATCCAAGACCGCTTGGATATGATCCTTTGACATATCAGATAACTTAACATATGACAACGGTTGGTCGCCTTCTTTCCCATAAGTACCCCATTCGACTGATTCTCGAACTTTATCAAACGGCTCGTCATCCCATACGCAATGATGAATCTCATCACCATGAGCAGAGCATCTGACATACGATAAGCCACCATCAGTAAAATAGGTCTTACCATTCTCATCTAAATGCGACACATAATCGTGTACAGAACGTGAGTACAATATTGTACCATCGGGTGTTTCAATACAATTCTTTATTAAATTACCAGCTTGTTTCATTTGACTACCTTTATCCAACTGCTGTCACAGAATACCGCATCAGGTTCACCGAGCGCATCTTCTATTTCAACCATAACTTTTTGATTATTAAGGAGATATCCATTACCCCCGATCATACCGCCCAATTTCAGTTTAGGTAAATACTTTTCAGCAACCTGATGAATATCGTGCGAACCATGTATATATACGAAGTCTATGCTCTCGTCGTCAAGGTTCAGGTCAGCATCTCCGAATGATTTGATGATGTTATCCCAGTGTTGAGTGTTGTGATAGAAGTTCGGATGAACACCATCACCTATCGCATGTATTTCTTTAAACAGGTGCGACATAGCAAATAGTGACGTCAATTCACCATCACCGCACCCCAGCTCAATCATAGTACCCATTGGTGCTTTGCTTAGGTTGTCAACCGTAGCAATAAGTTCGGCAGCACCCATAAAGTCATAGTTGAGACCATGCCCTTCTGTATTGTATATACCCATATTAATCCCACCTAATTGTGGGACGCATACCGCCAGTCCCGTCCCAATGAATTTCACAATCGCATTCTTCAATGATAGGAAGAATAGCTTTTAAATTCTCAACTCCTTCCTTACTACCATCAAAGCAAAATGTTGAGTCGGTAATTTGATCGGAAGTGAAAGTTGGCATAGTGCCATCCCCATCATAATTTTCAAGCATATCATAATAATCGTCTTCATCGCCTTCCCAGTCATCTTCATCAAGACAACAATCTTGTTCATGGTTAAACAGGCATTTACTGAAGTCGATTTCCTCGCCTTTGAATGGACCAACATCGTGTTCATATGGTAAACAAGCCCAAGCGCATGATTGGCAACATAGTTCTGCCCATCCGCAATACCAACCCTCTTCTCGGAGTCGGTCAAATAGAACTTCTAACTTATTCTTCGCCACGTTTGATTCCTGCGTTCATCTTAGCTTCTTCGAAATCTAATTTCGCCTGATTTTTCTCAGCCTTGCGCTGTTCCCAAGCCTGTTGGCGTTCTCGCAAATCTTCAGGCAATTGAGCTATAACGAAGCATATGAAAAGAATAACTGAAGCAGTTACCAATATTTGAATAACAGAATATAAAAAATCTAACATAATATTACCCTCAATAGTTATACACTAATTATAACTTATTTTTTCATCAAAGTAAAGTATTAATTGTTTCTTTTAGAAAGTTTATCTCTGGTTCTTTGTGGCGCCAAGCGAACCCTTGACTTCGGAACAGCCCCAAGGCAGTATCAATATCATACACCTTACTCCATTCACCTTTGCCCATGTTCTCTGTAGATGTTGCTAGAACAGTTTTATCTGTGTCAACATAAAAGTCCCACCATTCTTCACACTCCATCAATGGACCTTCGAGCATAGCAGTGTATGTATCAATACGATCTACTAGGTGGCTGCGATTGACGCCCATTCGACTAGCTCGCTTGAAGTCGTGTTCAGCAAATACTCTTAGTGCATTTTCAGTAACGCCAACTACACGCCAAGCATTAGGATTAACAGCAAATAACTCGCCTAGCATACGATATCGTTTCCTAGTTGGCGCTCGCATTTGGCGAATTAAAAGGAAGTCGTGATAAAAGTCTTCTTTAGTCATTGTAGAAATCATTTTCAGGTGATTTTCCTTCTATTTTACGAGCGCCTTTAGTGTGGTCATACACAGTACCCAAAATAGACCTTGCTTGAACGTGTCCATTTTCTCCCCACTGCCCATCGCCTATATTGTGATTCTTAACTCCCTTTGACTCAAACCTTTTACGGACAACATCAAAGATCCAAGAGTCGTGCCATTCAGCTTCACCTAGCAAATTATCAGTGTTATACATATCTTGCATTTCTCTGGCGAAGTTCTTAATCTCTGGATGGTTCATATTGAAATACATAAACCCACACTCGCTGTAGTGATCGCCACGCCCAAGATATGTCATCATACAGTCACCACGGTGTATGAATTCTTTTACCCAATCAAGATCAACCTTTCCATGGAACACGCTGTCAGCGTCAATGAATATAATACCATCCTCAGCTTCGCTGTTGAGTATCATGTCAGTATATGCGTAGACCTTATAACAAAACCGAACAGCATCAAACCGATAATTGCCTTTGTATGTCATATGCATGTTATGCTTGTGGCGGTCGACAAATGCCTTACATTGAGGGACGTCAGTGTACATATTTTCGTCTTCATTGTAAACCACAAGAGGGAATCCCCAGTTGTATGTTTCATAGAACCTAAATGCATACTTTTCAAAAAGGTCATTATTCCATGACGTTACTGTTGATATGTTCATATTATCTCCGCTCAATATCTTCCTCAATGCACATATCCCCATACTGAACTTCTAGGATATGCGTAGGAGTATTTCCTTTGTTTGTTGCTTTGTGCCATGTTCCTTTCGGGATCAAGTGTGTCATATTCTCATGCAAGGTGTTAACTGACCAATTGTCACCTTCTTCTTCTATGACCACAGTACCTTTAAGTACATACCAATGCTCAGATCTATGCTCATGGCGCTGGTTGCTCAGGCTTTGTCCAGGCTCGATCACAAGTTCCTTGACCTTGACTGTTTTCTTATCTTCTAACACACGCCAGTAGCCCCATGGTCGCTCAGTCTTTTGTGTCTTCCATTCGTCAAGTATCCAGCTACTAGAATTCTTCTTTTTAGAGCCACCTACACCCCAAACAAACTCAACTCGTGGGTCATTGCCATACATTTTGTATTCAGGAGTATTGGCACCATCAGTCCTATCACCCCCATTAGCAAATACTATCTTTGGCCACCTATCTAGTAGGTCAGAGATGGCTTTACATGCTGTGTCATCATTATCTTCAAACCACACCACAGTATCAACGCACCTCAGAGAGCTCACCAATTTAGTGCGCTCAGCAAATGGCATAAATGGCTTACCCTTCTTGCGAGTGAGCCAATCATCAGAATTAACCCCAACAATCAAACGATCACCGAGTTTCTTGGCTTCCTCAAGGTATTCTATATGACCAGAATGTAATGGGTCAAACCCACCAGTAACTAAAACCAATTTCTCCTCTACCCATATTGGCATCTCGCCACTTGGTGCTGTATTCTTCATCTACCTATTATCCCATATTTAACATTACGATTTACTGCATAGTCATCTATATTATAACCGTTTTGCTTCGCCATGTCAACGTATAACCAAAATAATTCTACTAAATCTGGGTGAGGGTGATCTTGGGGGTCGCCTGTAAACCATGCGGGCTTCCATGGCTGAGTCGGCATATGGGTGTAGTGTAATTGCTTAAATGGAAACACGTCTCTATCATGGCTATTCCACGCAGGATCTAAATCGCCAACTGTTCCGTTTTGTACAAAATTATTAATGAATTGGTGGTGGGCTGTTGGCTCGTGCTGCCAATCTTCTTTTAATGGCATCCTATCTTTAAACTTAGCGCAGTCGAATAGCATTACGCAGAACTCTTTACCACCGAAACGCTTACCATCTCTGGCTAGAATCCAGCTTTCGCCCATATCCATATCAAACAACTCGCCGATGTCATGAAAGTTTAGCATATCAACGTCAGTGTAGATTGCTCGACCTTCAAAGTTACAGTACTCGGGGATTGCCCATCGGAAGCCTGAGAATGGAGTTGACCAGCGCTGGTCAGAGAACCCATGCCAAAATGACTTGGGGTTATTAGATTGCCGCATCCAGACTATTTCTAGATCACGGTCAGTTTCTTTTCTTAGGGAATACTCATATGCCATTTCAATAAGAGCATCTTCACCATTTGATGACGTTCCTATGAATAGTTTAACTTTCTCGCTCACGGTTATATTCCTCTTTCATATTGCCCAAATGTTTAGCGTGGATCTTACACCCGATAAACTCATTATAATAATCATTACTCAATAATACATCATTGTCAAACTGATATTTGGTCTCAAAGTATGAACACTCGCCTTTGGTACGGCAGAGCCGTAGTATCTCACGCTTAAATGGCGTACCTTGCTCAACAAGCGTCTTGACCTGTTCGCTAGAACCAAAATACTTTTGCCAATCTGACTGTACTTTAGTTTTAACTCTACGCTTTCGTTTTTTAGTTATGGGTAGTGTCTTTGGTCGCCAGAACAGCTTCTTACCGATATAACCAACCCCATTGGTGAGGTCAGTTACACGGTAGACGAACCCAACATATTCTTTGAGTTCGTCTTCTGTTAAATCGAAGGGTCTACCTTTGTAAACCCAAGGAATGTCATAAGGTGTAGCCATAATAAAACCTTTGTGTCAATCAACATCAAAATCTAGTTCGTCTAGATCATCTCCATCAAGGTATTTATCTATTTCGTCATCATCCTCGTCAAGATCGCTGACATCAACGCCAGCGCCACAGTATGGACAATATATGGGCAACTCTTCAACAGAATCAGATTCTACTCTCTGAACTATAGTATATTCCGAACTGCAGTCATCACAAATTAGTTCGTATGTTATTTCGTCCATCAGATTTCCTTTAGGCATATGCTTCGTCCCAACCCCCTGTTAATCCAGCAACTTCATATTCCGTAACACGGTTCTCAAAGAAGTTTGTGTGGTCGGCACCATTAAGTACCCATTCCAACCATGGTAATGGATTCTCTTTTACTTTAAAGTTTGTTTTCAATCCAAGTTGTAACAAACGTCGATCAGTTATATATCGGATATATTGCTTAACCTCTGCAGCTTCAAGACCTTCAACAGCGCCCATCTGATACGCAAGATCAACAAACTTATCTTCCAGCTTAACAGCTTGTCTCGCTATCTCATATATATCTTTCTTGAAATCTTCATCCACTATCCTAGGATGCTCTGCGCAATATGCTTTAAATAATTTTGAGTTGCCTTCAACGTGAATAGACTCGTCTCGAATCGACCACTCTACAACCTTACCCATACCTTTCATCTTACCGAAACGCTGGAAGTTGAGTAGCATAACGAATGATGCAAATAATGCCACCCCCTCGTTGAATACTGACTTAGCCACCGATAACCCTAGACCTCGAACTGTAGAAGTATCAGCTTCCATCATGAAGTCAATCTTATCAGCCATCTCAGTGTACTCAAGGAACGCATGATATTCAGCATCAGACAACCCTAGAGTCTCATTGAGTAGCGCATACGCACGTTGGTGAATACCCTCACGCCCTGCGAACGAACCAAGCATATTACGCACTTCATTGTTCTTGAACTTGGGAATAAACTGGTCATAATAGTTTTGACCAACAGCAACGTCAGACTGAGTGAACAAGCGTAGGATATTGGTAACATATTCTTTCTCTACGGGAGTCATTTTACCCATCTTCCAATCAGTTACATCTTCTGACAGGTCAATCTCGTCTTCAATCCAGTGTGCCTTTTCATGACGAGTAGTAATATCTACAGCCCATGGGTAGTGGAATGGTTTATATGTCTCCGAGAACTGCAGTAAACCGCCCTCTTTCTTGACGTATGTGTCAGCGACTTTCATAAAGTCGTCATATGTACCAATCAGCTTCTCATCGATGAATATCTGCGGAACAGACCTTGCGCCTGGAATCTTTTGATAGAATGCCATACGCTGTTCTTCATCATCAAGATTAATCTCGGTATATGTGTACCCATGAGATTTGAACCAAAACTTGGCTTTCTCGCAAAATGGGCAATTACTCTTACTGTATATTGTTACGTCCAATGCTCTCTCCTTAACCTTGACAACTTACGCATTCGTCTTGAGACTCAGCGGTAGTGGTGTCATTAAATTCTGCCAGTCTGTCACGTGCAACTTTAGACGCAACGTTCTCGGCTTTGTTAGATGTTTCTGTTCTTAAATAATATAAACCTTTGGTGCCATATTTCCAAGCATTGAAGTGTACCTTATGGAGATACGCTTTAGTCGCTCCTGCTGGGAAAAAGATATTCAACGACTGACCTTGGCATAGGTATTCCTGCCGATCACCACCTTGCTTGACGATCACATCCTGATCCATCTCGATAGCTGTTTTGAACACTGACTTAATATGATCTGACAAGAAATCTAGATGCATTACTGAGCCTCCATTGGTAATAATAGACGACCAAATCTCACTATTATTTTTACCAGCTCGCTCAAGTTCTTCCTCGAGATACTTATTCTTAGTCAAGTGAGAGCCAGCACGTGTACGAGACGTAAATGCGTTTGCTTTCCATGGCTCAATTGACGGTGACGTTCCACCGATCAATGAACTATTGGCATTTGGGGCGATAGCCAACAGGTGAGCGTTTCTTCGACCTGTACCTGTCATATCTGGAGCCTCGCCTTTCTCGCTAGCAATCTTAATCGACTCAGCTATGGCTTTATCTTGGATATCCTTGAAGATTACCTTGTTCAGCTCCCCTGCATATTGAGATTCAAATGCAACTCTGTGTTTCTGCAAGTAACTGTGATAGCCCATTGCCCCGAGACCGAGACTCCGCTCCTGCATTGCAG